GCTACGTATACAACATGTTGATTATGTGGATCCTGTCAGCAAAGTTGCTGGCACGAAACACATTCTCAGTGTTGATTACTATGAGATGGATCCAAACGGGGTAATCGTTAAATCGACTGCCTCGGTGAATCTATCTGTGCCATCGACGTCTTCACAGACTGCGATGACATCACAACTCGCCACAATTAGGGCGATTGTTGCCATGACTACGGCCGGACATATCCGGCTTGAAGCTCTCACCAACGGGGAACTCTGAACCGGCTTTCCGGTGTAAGGGTTCTGTTGGTGATTATATTGTAGGTTTTCAGGATCGGCATTCTACCGGTCCGCCTACAGGCGTAAACGTTAAATCGTTTCGTTCACGTTAGTAATTGATTACATAACATGAAAACACAAATGATTAGTATGTACATTGGGCCACGCGAATACCGTGAGGTATTCTTCGTGTCCCACATCTCGCAAGACGTCCTTTATTGGATGCTAAACGAGGTGCTCGAATGTGAAACCGAGGGTATACCCCGGTGGCTTATCGATCGTAGGGCTGAGGAGTTATCTTCAGACCTCGGCTCCGCACTATACGGCTATTTGAATGGCCTTGTACGGAGGTATGGACATATAACCAAGTATCGGAAAAACGGAACACGGTCCATGCATTTTATGCTGGGCTACCGGGTTCCGCTCCGAATCGAGGTTAAACGTTACTACGCCGGCGAACCGGCAACTCATATATGAGTGGTAGCGTGTTGTCAGAGACATACACCAGCCTGCTAGCTGACATTGCTGGAGCTACGAGTCTCCCCTATAAGGGGTCTTGTATCGAGAGCATTGAGTGGGCCGTTCAAACGGCTCCTCAGCTAGAGAAGATGTTACTGGGATTCATCGAGAACGGAAAACCGGTCTTTGATGAATTTCCAGCCTGTCTTAGGGATTTTGCTAGTAGGGCCCTCACGGACCCGATCCAGCTACTCCTCCTGAGGCAGCTTCTTCTGTTTGCCTATAAAGCCGATATCGCATATGATCAACTCAAACTTCATAAGACTTTGGAAAACTTTTTCCAAGTCAATGAACAAACCCGC